GTGCAACCAACCGCCGCCGGTCCCAAATCAACTATCATCAATTTTTTATAACTGTTATCTCGTGGAATGAAATGCCATTTCCTATTTAGTTCTGAATTTCCACAATCTTTATTATCTAAATTGAGTGATTCTTCACTAATAAATTGTCTAGCCTCTTCTAGTTCTTCATCGTTGATGAAATTCTCAAAAATGGTTATATCCTTCATATATACATTTCTATATAATTTCCTTTAACTTATAAGCTATAGAAACACGAAGTGAGTTATTGTATAGAGGTGCTAGTCCTGCATGTCTAACTTCAGATTTGAATAATACACCTCTATTTGTAAATGGTTCAATATCTGTAATCATTCTATTCAACTTAAATTTTGTACACCCACCAAACGTTTTATAATTTGTTGAATCTATAATCTCTGGTAAATAAGTCATATATAATAAAAATGTATACATACCTGGTATACTCGCATCCATGTGCCAATTTCCATTTTGACCAATTGTTTGACCATTTGCGTATACGTCTAATAATTCAAAACGTTTACCTGATTTTGATTCTATGACTTTTAAAATTGTATTAGTAAATAAGGTGAAATCTCTAAGATCCATATGCCAAAATACGGCATCATTCGGAGAAATAGAAAACCCTATATACTTCCAATTGCCTTGCTGAATAGATGGGTCACAGTTTTTCGATGGATTTAAAAACTTCAAAGTATCACATAACAGATCATCACTTAAAAAATTATCAAAAATATTTATATCTTTCAAAACGTGTCCAGACCACATTTGTCGAGTTTCTCCATGCGAAATGAGGGCAAAAATTTTGTATACCCCGCCTATCATTCTTAAAAATTCACGCGCTCTCGTTGGGCAATCCCAAAATCCATCGTCGTCGAGTTTTTGCATATTTTCATATGTATTTTTTTCCTTAACTATTCTTCAAATTCTGGATCAAATTCTGGACGAGTTGGCATTAATTTCTCATATATTGGTTTTTTGGGGGATTGACAAAGAAGTTTAACTGCACATGGTACTCGTGCCCCGGGGGAGAATCCATCACGAATTCTAAGTAGTAGGTCTCCACGAAGACGATCTTCTAATGTGGTGTCGGCAATCGAAATATTATTTTTTGGTACGACCGGCTGCCGTAATCGTTGACGTTCCTCTTTTGTACGATTCATGATATCGTAGTGAGGGAAATTATAATATGTATTAAATGGTAATGACTCTGAATGATCTATGAATCTGAATGCAAGTGAAATACGTCTTACATCTGAGACTAAAGGTCCAAAAGCCTGATGTAGTATATAACTTCTAAATAGTACAGCTCTTTTTGTGAAGGGTTCAACTCTGATATTTTTTTCAGTTTTTATTTCCAAGTCCCCACCAGCCTTATCATAATTTTCATGTGTAATATCACCCAAATAAATTAACATTGTATAGTAATTTGGTTTTCCGTTGGTATCGGTATGCAATGGTACGTCTTGCCAACGGTCTTGTTTATTTAAATAAACTCGCTCTAGATCAAATTTTTTATTTGTATATGTATTTATTCTATTATGAATTTTCGAAATGAAATTTTGTGCAGAAATATCAAGACTATTGATTAATGTATTATTCCTGATATCCAATAAAACTTTTTTATGAGCTCTATCTGGTTCTATGAAAACCCATGACCTATTTACAATTTCATCATATGCTTCGTGTAAATTGAGAGATTTTTTATCGACTAATATACGAGCCTCTTGTAACTCCTCATCATTAATAAAATTCTCAAAAATGGTTACATCCCTCATAACATACATTCATCTCAAACATTTTCCTTAAGTATAGTATATGAAGAACAAGCAAAAAACTCAATTATTGCTAGTGACTATTGTTGTACTTGTCGCGGCTGTAGGCTACATGTTCTACAACCCCCAAGTTGTCGAGGTCCCAGTAGAAGTAGCTGTTCCAGTACCTACACGCCCAGTACCCACTCGTCGTGAACCGGTTCGGGAACCTGAATTTAGAGGCCCCCCTATAAAGCAGTACAAGCCTGGACACATGCAGCAGATGGGTTTAATTACAAATGGTGATGAAAACTTACCTCTTTACGGTAAGGAGGTCCGTAATCGCCGTGATCGCTATCACTATTACACCACAACCGGTGGTGAAAATCTTTACCCTGTGTCAATCTCACACAACGCGCGTGATTGTATGGAAGATATAGGGTGCCAAGAGCTTTATGGTAATGAAACAGTCACCGTATTGGGACATACTGGTTCATTCACTGTAAATATGTACAGGACTGATGATTTTTTTTAAATCAATCTTCTGATGAGCTCGCCGATGGCCCAGCCTTCATTTGCTCTTCGTACTCAGCTTGGGCTTTTGCCCTCTTTACACGCTTATTAATGTCATTTACGAGAGAACTGGTCTGACTGGAAGAACAGCATGCTGAAAGAGCACAAGCTGCTAATATGGGGGGTGATTTAATAGGTACTCTCATAAGACCCATGACACCCATGATTGAACAGAGTAAACAGGCGATTGTGAATCCCAGTTTGTCCATACTCATTGGTTCACCAGAGGTTTTGAATAGATTTCCTAACATCTTTACTATACATTAACAAAAATTATTTCGTAAATTAGAAATCATATCATATTCTCTTGTTAGAAATCCACTATTTCTACTGAGTTTTACTTTTGCCCTCAATAATTCAACTACTGTGTCCTCATCGAGATGTTTAAGAAAATCCGCCTTCGCCTCGATATCGTCAAGTTGATGAGATTCTTTTTTCCCCTGTACATACGGCCATGTATGTTTTCGTAATGACGCAAGTTCTTCTTCAAGTTTTCTAATTCTTGGAAGAAGTACCTTACTAATCATAATTTTTAATTCAAATACATCAGTCATCTTACCCTAGATGCGTTTTTTATCTTTATACACAATAAGATGTCACTCCCACAAGGTAAGCGTGAATTTATAAGAAAGTTAGTAGCGGGTTTAGATAATCTAATGGAAATTACACAAATTGCAAATCAAATTGGGATTAGCCCAAGAAACGAAATAGAAGAATTTATAAAAAAACAATTTCTTGTTCAAACTGATACGGGTGAATATAGTGTAAACAAGGTTGCATTCCGTATGGGTGTCCAGGTCCTAGATTTTGATATATTATCCAAAGTATTGATGCATTTAGACAAACTAAAAATTAAACTTAAAAATGTATTTGATAGGGCGAATCTAAACCCACTCTATTTCGATCAGGAAGGTATGTTATACGCCAGACTTATTGAGACGGGTGATCTGAAGACTTTTCTTGATCTGATTTTATATTGATGCTACCATCAAAAGTGACGGACTTGAAGAAGTCATTGAATGGGCAACCTGGACACCTTCTATGACGTATAGCACAATCGAGCCTGTCAACCTTCTTCATGCATGGTTTTTTTCGCGATCGATAGGTTCGTCGCCGTCTTCCAATGTTATGAAAACAAATTGGGGTTTGACCAACAGCCAACATATTAATAGAATTAAGAATGATAACTTTATATTATAATATCAACCAAGAGTATATGCAGTATCTTGAATTAAAAAACAAGGCCAAGAAGCAAGGTCTTCGGATCACCAAAACTGTCAAGGGTAAACGTGTGAAGCTCACAGCAAGGGAACTTCGCACCAAAATTAGGATGAACTTTGATAACAGTGTGAAAAATGCACAGAGAGTTATCAGAGTGTGTCAAACTATAGTTGCTCCAACTGTGGTTCGTGCGGGTATTCCTCCCCCACCACCACCTCCTCCTCCCCCACCCCAACGGCGACCGGTCGTAAACGCTCGACGCGCTAAACTCATGGCTGAACTGAAAAATGTCCTCAAAAAGAAGGGAATGGTGGCCTAAATTAAAATCTATGTACATTATAATATGGCCGCTATCGGTGTTGTCCTAGGACTTTGCTGTTGTTCTTCTTTATCTGCTGCAGGAGGCTGGTTTGGTGGGTTTATCTCAGGAACCAAACCTCACTTTTTGAAAGTTACAGACGCTGAAAAAGTCAAAGAACTTTACGCTCTCGCAGTAAAAATTCATGAGAAAAACAAAAAGGAACTCAGTGAGTTTCCCGCTAAGGAGAGTGAATTAAATGAAGATGAACGCGCCGAATATACGGAAATTAGGGCTAAACAAGATGCAGAAGTACGGGACTCGGATTTCTGCAAAAAAGTGAAAGAATTCGATATGACGGCTGCCAGGAAGGTTAGAGATGATTATCAGCTTGATGTAACTACACTCGGTGGAACAAAAATGAAAGGGGATGTATTTGGAGAATATATCGGATCTAAGGAGACCCCTGAGGGTGAAAGGCGTCAGGTTGATGACCTATTTAAAATATGCATAGAGGAACCAGAAGAAGAGGATGAGTAATTATAGAAAGGTAATTCCAAATCTTTTAGACATAAATTTCTTAACACCCTGAAACGTAGGAAAACTCCAGAGGTACCAACGGGACCAAAAACCAGCCCCGTCGATACCACTCATCTTCCAATTCTCTTTGTCGCTCCGATCGACGTTTAACATTTTTGTTTGGATCTTCTTGGGATCTCGTTCTTCTATGGTTTGTCTGGGTACATGACCCCCATGGCGCAACACATAGGAACGCATACGTGAAGGATTCTTGTGTTTGGTGTAGTCGGAATATCCACTGGCACCAAAGTCAACAGTCCTGCCGTCTTCTAAGACAGCCCTGAATTTCTTTTTAGGGTTAGGGCTACGAATAATTTTGACGCGCATACTTATATTTTACTGAGATTTTTTAGTTGCCGCAGCAGCTGTAGTGCTCCTTCTTATGACCCATCATCTCAGTCTTGGGGAGGAAGAAGAGCTTTTCGGGGCCACGCTGGACACGGTACATGTGATCATACATGTGGAGGAGGCCAACGGTCAGCGCAAGGCTGGCAACGACAACACCGTTCATCTTACGCGCGGTGAAGGCATAGGCAGCGATGAGACCAACGAGCACCATCTGGACGATGGTAAGCTGGGGAAGAGCGGGCATGGAGAAGCGAGACTCGGTAGTCGCAACCTCCTCTGTGGGCTTGGGCTCAGCATACATAGAGTGGGGGTATCCGGGCATTTTTATTATCTACTGAGAAAATAATGTGGCGGTTTATGTTTGTACCCATACTGATGGTCTTGTATGATTATGTAAAACCACCTATAGACAACCTCTATTTTTCAAATCTACATCGACCACTCCTTGGTATACAAAATACATTCAGGGAAATTGTTAAATGTCTAGCAGAGTATCATGTAAAGAATTATCCAGGTCTTCTTCTATTAAAACTCCATTATCCCAAATTACGTGAAGAGTTTGAAAAAGTTTCACCAACTCTAGAAAAGACGTGGTACCATGATACTAACCCATGGTTTGAAAAAAATGATGGGTACTATTTTTATAAAGCTGAACAATTTCCACTCCTAAATAGTCTCATTCGTCAAATACCATGTATAAATAGAGAGGGTGCTTCATTTGCGGTCATAGAGGGTCCCATGGTCTTACATCCACATCGCGCTGAATCAAATGAACTCCTACGATACCAGTTGACTATACACGGTGATGGAGATTGTAGCCTGTATACGGATAAAGGTCGGCACGTACACAAAGAGGGTGAAGATATCCTCTTTGACCACGCGAGATATCATGAATTGATGAAAACCGGGGACGGTCGAAGGGTTGTACTCATCTTGGATATTCACAGGTGATTGTGACACACTGCTTCATACATATCACTCCCACCGATAAGTTCTAGGGTTTTGTCTTTGACAATCCTCTTGGTAAAGGGACCCGGTGTTCCATCGTTACAATGCATACACAGTGCTGAAAGTTTAGTTACGTCACTTGCTAGAGGGATACAGTCGATGAGTTCACCAAACTTTCTCTGAAAACAGTCTCCATCAAGACCTGCGATAATAATTGATTTTTCTAGGTATAAACACCCTTCTATGAATTTTTTGAGTCTGGGAAAGAATTGTGCTTCATCTATGGCTATTATATCAGCCCGCTCAAATTCATCCGTATCGATAATGTCAAATAGGTCATACACTTTGTGGCAATTAAACTTAACATTGTCATGCGTTTTCAAAACTTCTTCAGGTGATCTGGTATCTTTCGCTGAATTGACAATCATGACTTCCTTACCTATGACTTTTAGACGCTTAAGTCGACGGATAAGTTCGGAAGTTTTACCGGAAAACATATTCCCCATAATAATCGAAAGTCCCATCTCAACTAATTATTATAATATTGTATTTTTTATATGGGTGAACTTCACAAATGTATCTTCAATGGCCACAAGGGGTACTACAATCCTAGGACAGGTCGTGTCAGGTTCGGAAAATGCATCTATCCCAATATCGCTTCGGCTATAAAATATCTCAAGTAAAAAGTAAGATGCCTCTCACAGATGCTCAAATTGCTCGAAAAGTTGGGCAACTGCGTAGAACAGAAGGTCAAATCTATGCACCCCTCAAATACTTCAGGGGGCTTGGGACTCTCAAGGAGGTTGAAACTCGTTACAAGAAGATGCTCAAAAAAGACTACACCAAGTTTAGAACAGACGAAGGACGAAAGACGAAGACTTCCTCCTACACCCAAAAGTTCAGGAAAAGGTACGGCTCAGATGTCAAGTCGTTGCCAGATATTGCTAAGGCTACTGGCATTCCTCTGAGGACTGTCCAAAAAATCTACAACAGGGGACTCGCTGCGTGGAGAACCGGGCATCGTCCGGGAGCCTCTCCACAAGCGTGGGGGTATGCTAGGGTTCATAGTTTTGCCACTAAGGGCAAGACTTATTATACGGCGGATAAGGATTTGAGGTAGATCAGTTCCACACATTTTCCACAAATTCCTTTGACCACTGAGCGAAAGAATTCTGTGCTTCCACCACAATAAGAACAACATTATCTTTTGTATAACCCCTAGTTTCATCCAACCTTTCAACGGACACTTGCCATTCACCGTGAGTGTTCATTGGAATATTTAAATAATAACACCGTCCGCGCTGCTTTTCCCATAGTTCTATGAGATATTCAATAGTAATTTCACTTTGTTCATGATTACGACCACACGAATTTCTTGATTTTGTATTTCTCCTAGTATCAAGTGTTATTCTTTCCAATCTCTTATACAATTCTGTGGCATGCTGCTGGTTTCTTACTCCTCTCGAACGGCGTTCAAACTCGGTGAGTTGTTTCCACATTTTTGTTTTTCGAACTTCATCCTCGTCATATGTGTCAATAGTACGCAATTCATATACACTTAGAAACTTTTCGCGTGACCACGGACGATTGTGCGCGGATTGAAAATGTATATCTATTAATGCACAATTTTCGGGGCTGTAACCTTTTGTTTCATCCAACCGTTCCAAACTTACTGTATCTTTAGTAAGTTTTTTACAACTGTAAGCACATTTGAAATTATGTCTTTCTAGTGTATCCGCAGCCCATGTCCTAAATTCATCTATAGTCCAATTAAAAGTAAGTCCCCTAGATACCTTCTTTATGTACCTACGTCCGTTAGTTATTGTATAACATTCACCATTGCGTGTTCTTGTATTATACTTTGAACTGTAATACAATATACGTATCTTCCAACGCCATGTATCTTGGCGTGTATTACATGTACCTCCATACACTTGTCCATTAATCTCAACACTCGGAATGTTTAAACCGGTTGGGATTCGTATGTTTGTGAGGATTTGACTTTCAGATTCATCTTCGTAATGTGTAATGATAGCTCTACACACAGAATGTCCTAAGTGTCGAGATATATATACAGCCGCTGCTATTGTAGATTTAAAATATAATTCTCTGTTTAACCCATATCTACTTAGCTTACTAATTGTGTATGGTCTACGTAGTTTAAGCTTATCACTTGCTTTTGACACATGCCAAAACCCAGTATAATTTCCCTTGTCTGGAATCAATATAAGTTGTTCATTTTCAACTATAGTTTTTGCTTCTTCGTCATCTATAGTTTGTAATGGGTTCAGTGTTATGCGTGGCATCCCCAATTTAAAACTCAACGCCCACCCTCTTTAACCTCAGCCAACAAAATTCTGCGTTAAATACAAGATGGTTCACCTAGACCGAATACACGAAGAAATTCGTGTTTTAAACATAAAAGACGAAACCTTACTATCGTTTCGTGTTTTTGAGAATTTCAATAAAAGACTGGATCATTTTAAGACGATAAAGTTGGGTATGTTCCCGGAGCGCCTTAAATTGACGGGAGAAGAAGAGGAAGAAAAGCGATATATTGATACATATTTCAAAACCCTAGAGGAATTGTTTCCAGAATTAGAGGCTAAATGGAGGAGGAGATATTGTTAAAGAGTAGACACTTTTAATTATAAAATGGACAGCCCCCGTGCTCTACGTTCATCACCCCGTTTCATGTCTATGACCAAGGATGCTAGGCGTCAGCGCTCCCCTCCACTTGAAGAACCTAAGGAACGAATCTCTTGGAACGACTACTTCATGAAAGCTGCGACTCTAGCATCGGTCAGGTCTCCATGTGATAGACTTAAAGTGGGCTGCGTTATAGTGAAGAACAATAGACTCATAAGTATGGGGTACAACGGATTCCTCGCTGGTACGGACCATAGGTCTATCGTACGTTGGGGTCACGAGCAAGCCACGATTCACGCAGAGATTAATGCCATCACCGATGCAGCGAAGAGAGGTGTCTCCATCGATGATAGCGTTGCCTACATCACACATTATCCATGTATCAACTGTTTCAAAGCCCTCGCGAGTAGTGGTGTCAAAAAGATATATTACCAAGTTGATTACAAGAATGATCCAATCCTCGAAGATTTGGGCTACGGAATTTCTCTAATAAAGTTATAGGATGATACTCATAGACCAAATAGTTCGTTACCTCTCCAAAGATATTATGTTACCGACACGATGTTACGCGACTAAAAAGCAACTCGTGTCTGTAAGGGATTGTTGTGATTGTAAGATTTTCTGTAAGAAACCACCAAAGGGTTCCGTGCCAGCGTATGTATTAATAACTAATTCTAAGCCCTAACTACCTGATGTAATAATAGACTAGGTGTGGACACGTCATTAGGAGATTTATCGAATCTTCGGTGAGGTTCCTCATAACATCAATAGCCATTGATATTCTCATATCACCACTTGTATTTTTGGGAACACCATGAAACAAAGTAGGTGTAAAAAGTGACAACTCGCCCACTTTGTTATCGTATTTTACACTGAGTGGACTCAACTCTGGAAAATTGTAATACGTTCCAGTAGTTAGATCTCCGTATAAAAATATATTTCCAGTTGCCCCGTGGTGTTTGGTATAATTTTCCGGAACGCCCTCGAAATGTGTATGACTTTCAATACCTTCACCTGGTCTAAGAATATTTGCCCAACATTGAAGAACACATGGACCCAAAAGTTTTTTCAACTTGGGCTCGAGAATAGTATTAATCTCAGGGACGTTGAGATAATTAAAACAGTGATATCGCCCCGTTAGGGAATCTTCGGAAGTACCATCATATAAATCGGGGCCAAGTCTTTTAACTGTATCTTCTAGAGAAAGGATCTTGTTAACAATCGTATCACATTCTTCTTGTGTCAGAAAGTCATACCTTTTTAGACTTTCCATTATAAAATATAATTACAAATTCTTTATCTTCATTTAAAGAAATCGTCCAAATAAAGAGTAATGGATCTTTCAAGTTTAACTAAAAAGGATCTTTCCAGACTTCCCAAAAACCTTTTGGATATACTCCAATCTAAAGATCTATCGATGCCTCAGAAAATGATGGCATTTAACATGTCCATACCAAATCTACCAGCTACTCCAGAACACGATAAGGCATACGACGACAACCTAGAGGTTGGTCGTATGATTAAGCGTCTTGTGAAAGAGGGAAAGATAAGTATCAATGGGTTAGACAAGGATTTTAAACTAATAATTACTGAGTGTTAAAGCCTTATATAAGGGTAATTGCACACCAAATATATGAATCAAAGCTTTCGATGGTTCATGTTTGATATACATAGAGTTCCATATGAAACATGCACACGCAATACAAGTCCATAGAAATACGTAAAAGTTTAGAACACCAACATTTACATACATAATAAACATACAATTGCATATTATGTCATACCATTTAACAATTACACTATTCGGTAATAGTACATGGAAAAGTATTCCATTGTTAAATACTGCATAAGCTATCAAAGAACCTTTGTATAGATAATGATATACATATGGAATTAATCCGAATGTGCGGATGTACATATCACATTTTCAATTCGTTACTTTATACCATTTACCAACTCGCAGTAGAGACATGACGAAGTTCATTCTCCTTCTCATCAAATTGTGCGGGGTCAAATATAATCTTGCGCTTCACTTGAGACGTTTCCTTTCGTTCCACGTGAGATGTTTTATTACCCGATGCATACGGGATGGAGGAATGGTGTAGACAAATGCGCACCTTGCCATCATCATTGCGCTTGTAGCCAAATGTATATTCAACCTCTGAAATCTCACCGGTTGTGGCACACGTGAACTCGTAGGTACCCATCGCGTGTGCCACTTCACCGTGACAGTCAATCTGGTGATTATTGAAAATCACCTTACTGAAACCCTTCTTGGCATTAATGGCGAATCCTTGATCTTCTTTGAAACCACTAATTACCGCATCGTGACCCACAAAGTAAGACATAGCATCGTTAGCGGTAGGACGAAACTGTTGCTCTGCAGCTTTCGTAGGTTTGAATAGTACGTTAGAATGGTCATATCCATACAACTCACCCGCGCGCTGACCAGCGAGACTCACGTAGTCCCCACCTGAGAGAAAAGAATTCGAGATGTCTACGATAGACTGCGCCCAGAAGTTCTGTGCCTCGACGACTTCACGTTCGGTCACATGGTTGATAAGTTGAGAGGCTTCATTTAGATCAGAAAAATCCTCCATAACTTGTGACATTGGTGGACGCGCACGGGTTGTTAATGGTTTACTAAATCCACGGGCTGCGTTGATTTCTGTATCATATTGTGCAGGATCGGCAAATACTCGAGTTTTAACATTGCGTGTAAGTGGGGTCATAGAGGTGAATGCGAAAGACATGTTTTCTATTTAACACATCTATTCT